GTAAGGAACAGAGAAAGTCAAGTCTAATTCAACTTTTTCTGAGGGACAATATTATTACTCCGAGTATTCTGTTATTATTTAGTAGTTTGGTAACTTGGGTATTGAATTATTTTCGGTGTTTCAATATATTATGATATACTAATATATTTTTATGAAAGGTCCGTTTAAATCACTAAATTCTTTTTTAGCGCCATAGTATAGTGTTGATAGCCAATCTTTAAATTTTTTCTTCTGTGATATTTTATAATATATTTCAATGTATCTTAATGTAAATAATTTAGATGTAATTCTTCCTAAAGCATTTCTATCTTTACCTGCATTTTTTAACCCATGTTTTAAATTTTTTTCAAAACTAGATTTTTTATCACCCAACTCTAAAGGTTGGTCCCAATTTACACTCTGACCATCTATTTTATAGTTTTGAATTTTTTGATAAAAGTCTACCCAAAATTTTATTTGTGTACTAGTGAAATTTCCATTAGCATTTATCATTGGGTCTTGTACTACTGAAAGTGGTCTTTCTAATCCTATATCTGCTAGAAATGGTTCGATTGCCTTTGTTGAAACTTTACCTAATTTTGCACCACCACTTTTAGGTGTTATATCTGTTTGAGGTCCTGTTGTTGGCATACTATATCTAAAACTTCTTATCTGTACACCATACTCCGCTTTATCTGCAAAAAATCTAAATGAAAATTCTCCTGTATCAAACAAAGGAGGATTTGTCATATCTAAATCACATTTAAGACTTTGTGGTTTTAATTTAAATTCTACTGTTTTATTTGAACCCATATTTGCCTCTTCAAGTTTTGCCTCTTTAGAATTTTTTGCAAGGCCTTTTAATGATATGGGTATCATATCTTTTTTAGTTAATAACTCTGCCATGTATATGTTTAGTTTTACTAATTTTTCTTCTGGTTCACCTGAACCATCTGCAATCTTTTGAATTTTTTTTCTTATTTCAGCTTCTTTACTTGTTTTTACCATTATTATATCCATAGGATTCCATCTGTCTTTTGTAGACACTCCCATTTTTTGTGCGGCTAGTTTTTCAATAAATGGCATGATACTGTTAGGATTATCTCTACTATACTTGTATCCTTTATTATTACCTAGATATTTTTTTAGTGCTTGTGCTTGTAATTGATAGAAAGTAAACCAGGATGCTGGCATATCTTCATAAGCATTTTTTTCAATGTATGGAATTGTAGGCTCTTTTCCTTTTTCGATTACACTTTCAAAGAATAATCTAGAACCGTTCTCTTGTTTTTTAGTATCTCTAGCGTCTGCCATACATACTATTTATAACTGAAAATCAGAGAACTTCTCATAAGCACCTTCCGGTGTTATCTTTTCTTCTTCTACAGTCTGATTACTATCAACAATGTTCTGAGCAGAAGCTTCAACATCAAATAGTCTCATCTTAGAACGGTCTACACCGACTATAAAGGAACGATTCATACTTGGGTCGCCAAATCTATTCTTTAATTGTTTAATTTTTAATTGACCTAATTTTTCTAACTCATCATTAGATATTAAAGCAAACATAAAGTCTGCTGTTGCAGGTAACCCAAATGATTCTGCCGTATCTTCTAAACCTATATCTGTTGCTGTAAAACCACTTCTTGTAGTTTGAGTGGCAGAGAAAATAGGCATATCAAATTCAACTGCAAGACCTCTTAATTCTTCTGCAATTGCCTTTATATAAAAGTATGATGATATGTTACCACCTTTAAATCTACTACTAGCACATATGTTAAGATAATCTATGAATACTACATCTGGTTTAAAAGTTTTCTTTAATGATAATTCATTTAGTAATGCTCTGAAGTGTCCACTATGAGCAGAAGCAGTAGGATATTCTTTAATGATTAATTTACCAACTGTCTTCTTTTGTAGTTTAGACATTTTACTATCATACATAGATTTTGGCATGACATGTAAATCATCTATAGTAACATCCATAAGATTGGCGTCTACTCTTTCTGCAATTCTTTCTTCTGCCATTTCAAGAGTAATGTATAAAACATTTTTACCTTGTAACAACCAATTTGAGGCTGCATGACACATGAATAATGATTTACCGACACCGGTACCTGCAAGGGCAATGTTAAGTGTTTTACTTGGCACACCACCTTTAGTAATCTTATTAAAGTAATCTAAGTCAAACTTAAATCTTTTTTCTCTTTTATGATAGAAATCAAATCTTGATTCAGCGTCTTCAACATAATCATGCCCAACATGATTGTCAAAACATACTGCAAGTGCTTCAGATAATATTGCTGGTATTGCCTCTGGATTTTGATTCTTATCTTTACCATCTAGAATTTGAATACCTTGTAAGACTGCATTGTGTACAGCACGGTCTTTACAAAACTTCTCTGTTGTATCTAATAACCATTGTAATTCTACTTCTTGATGGTCAAGACCATTAACTATCTTTTTAATTTCAGATAATTCTTCTTCTCTTAAATCTTTTCTTTTAGTTAATTCTACATTAATTGTTTCTTTTGTTGGTAGATTTTTATACTTGTGTACAAAGTTAGATACTTCACCAAATAGTGTTGCCTCATTTCTACTTGTAAAAAAATCTTCTTTAATAAATGGTAAAACCTTTCTTGTAAAGTCTTCATTGAAAAATAAATTTCTTAATATAATCCTTTCTATTCTATCACTCATTTATATCCTCAAAGTTTAAATCTAGTTTACCTGTTTGCATTTGTTCTTCAAGTAACTCAATTAATATATCACCTATGTGGTCGATAAACTCCTGTTCATCAATGTCTACCTTACTAGGGTTTTTTAGAATATTATAATCAAATATTACTGAAAGTTTTTCTGAATTTTCTACTTCTTTAAAACCAACATTGCCATATTTGAAAATGATTTCGCTGTACTTACCTTCTGTAAGTTTAATACAACTGTAATCATCATCTTGCCTTTGTGCAAAGGTATATGGTTTAGTCTTCTGTTCCGTAGGTGAATTTTCTTTTTGCATACTCATCAATCTTCTCTAATACTTCTTTAGTGAAATATTTTTCAGGTTCATTATTTATTGTTTTTGCATATTGTTTGTTGCCATCTGGTAATTCATATCTTGTTGATACTTTTTTAAATATACCACATTCTTCTGCTAATTCTATAAGTCCATAATATTTGTCTAAACCTGTTTTATATGATAGTCTAACATCTACATGTTCATTCTCTTTTGTAATTCTAGACTTATAATTTTTACAACGAATTATATTACCGACAACTTCTGTACCATCTTTTTCTTTTCTTTTACCTAGATATACAATACTTGAAGCTGCATATTTAAGACCAGAACCACCACCCATTTCTTTTTGTGGGAACATAGAACCAATCACATCATATGTATGATTAGTCAAAATCATTGGTACATTTGCCTGACCTAGTTTTAAAGTTAATACTCTAAATGTAGATTTAACTATTTGACTTCTGGTCATATCTCTTGTTTCTTTACCTTCAGCAGTATCTACCATTTCTTTTGTAGTAGATAACATACCTAAAGAATCAAGTACAAACATAATAGGTTTTCTTACACTTTCTTCTTGTTCTAAATACTTATCAACAATTTTTATTGATTGTGTTCTAAACTCTTGTACTGTTGCAACTGGTACAACTACTGTTCTTTTTGTATCTATGCCTCTTTGTTCTAACATATCTCTTGATACAGCATTTTCTGATTCAAAATAAATTATACCAGCATCCTTATCAATGTCAAGAAAACTTTTACATACACCTAATGCGAAGAAAGTTTTACCTGTTGCAGCTTCACCTGCAATTGCTGTTATTCTATTATTTGGTAATCCACCAAAAATACTGCCTGATAATAAAGCGTTGAAGGCATATGAACCTGTATCAATAAAACTATTGACATCACCACCTATAACACCATCTGACGCCATAGTAGCATATTCATTACCTGTTTCTTTTATTATATCTTTTAAAAAATCACTCATTCTTTTACCTCAATTGTCATCATTATACACCACCTAGAAGAAATTGTCAAGTGTGGTTACTCTTGAATGTCTAAATAAATCTAAATCTGGTGAGAAGTGTATTGATTTGAAACACCATACATTTTCTATAAATAACATATTCATAAACTCATTCAATTCTTCTTTCGTTTTAAACTTAGCATTACCTTGTGGTCTTTGCATGATTCTCATGCCAATCTGACCTATAAAATAGTCTGATAAAGAATCAACTAATTCATCACAACTATGATATCTTTTACCTTTTATTTTTGGGTCCATAATATTTACAAAAAGAAACCCATTATCTGATAAACTCTCATGACTATGTTTTGCTACTGGTATGTAGAAATCATCACGCCACTTTTCATACTCATTGAATTTAGACCATGATTGGTCTTCTTCATGTTCACCACCTTTATTATATTCTTCTGTACTGAAATACGGTGGACTTGTAAATGCACAATCAATCTTATAAATTGTGTCCCATGGTAAATCTTCTGCGCCACATCTAAAAATTGTAACTTTCTTTTTACCTTCTATCATAATATATGGGGGTGTACTATCAGTTTTTTGTCCTGCATATATTTTAGGTTCTTTATTGCCTAAAAGTTTTTCATAAGTTTCTATTTGTTTATAGTATTCACCATATGTTCTTGGATTAGGGTCACAGCCAATATATTCTTCAGCATCCGAAGCATAAAAACCTGCAAGTCTATCACCCCAACCACAACTTGTATCTAAAACTTTTTTAGCATTTGTCATTTGATATATTGCCTTTGCAACATTAGGTTTAAATTGTGTTGCAATATAAGTACCTAATCTAAATGCACTCATATAACTTGCCTCTACTAAAGAACCACCTCTAAGTTTTTCTTCACCATCAATAGTAACTTTTTTCATACTATTAATACCACGCCAAATAGGACCCAAACATTTCCATATATCTTTAGATGTACCTTCTGTCCATACTTTTATTGGGGCTTCAAATCCATAACTACCACAATTTAATCTTAATGGTTGATGAAAATAATTACTAATAGAATTATATGTACTAGGACCATTAATCAATCCTAGACCATGTTCTTTAAATGGGTATTTGTAATCTTCATATTTTTCAAAGATTGTTTTTTCAACATTCTCTATAGGTTTTATTATCTTCCATATGTCATCATTCTTTAATTCATTAAATAGTTTTCTAACATCTTTCTCTGTTATTTCTTTCAAAGGAAACTTAGGTCTATTGTTAGCAATATAATCTGCCAAGTCTAATCTAAATTGTTCTTTACCTATTCTATCTGTGTGATGTTCAAATTCACCTACATTCATTATAGGTAAACCATTTTCATTTGCATATTCTTTTAACCATTCACTCATTAGAAAAATGCCTCCAGACTTGCTTTCTTTTCAATTTCCCAACCAATAGCTTCTAATATAAATGATAGTGGTGCGATAAATGTTTTTTCAAACATTAGGTCCCTATCAATGTATTCATCTAATTCAAACTCTCTTGGTAGTTTTGTCATGTAACTTATAACATCATGCTTAAAAGGGTTTCTTTGTTTTAGTTTTATAAACTTAACCTTATCACCTTCTTGTATCGCTGGATAGATATGGTCTATCTTGAGTTCTTTTATTTTTAGATTGTATATCAATGCACCTTTTACATGTATTGGTGTTCCCTTTATAAAAATCTGTGATGAACTTTTATATTTTTTTAGATTGTTACAACTTCTAGGAAAAGATATTTGTTCAGGTGTCATCTTATTAAATTCTTCTCTGAAGTCTGCAACAAATTTAATCAATGTATCATTGTCTTCTGTCATCATCATATCAATTGCTGTTTTAATTCTACCACGACAAACTTCTGGTGTTGAAGATTTAACAGCCTCAATGCCCATAATTTTCATTTTAGGTTTTGTAAGTCTGATACCTTCATCATCTAATACATGTAACATATATCTTTTCTTAGCAGTCCATATTGCCTTATCAGCAATAACTTCTCTTTTCATAACCATTCTTTGTTCAAATGCATTAGTATAATTTGACAAGTCATTAAAACATTTTTCAATAAATGGTTCTATCTTTTGTTGTGCAACTTTATCAATGAAGTTTACTTTTTGGTCTATCGTTTTATCTTTACATGTTTTTTCTACTAGACTATCTAATTTTAGATAGATAGAATCTGTATCGGATGCCACAATGTAATCTACATTTTCAGTTTGCAAAATCTTATTCATATAATTGTTTACTTCAGTTTCAATATGTCTAATAACTAATTGACCAGATGATGTAATTGCTGTTGCCTGTCTAACATCATAATATCTGAAGTATTGATTACCAATAGCACCATAGGCACTATTTAATGCAATCTTTTTTGCCCATTGAATGTTATGACATCTTGCAATCTCATTTTTATATTTGTCATCACCAGTTTTTTGATGAAGTTTTTTAGCTTCCATCATTTTCTTTTTATAGACAACTCTGTCTTGATACATCTCATCTAATAGTCTAGGTAAAAAACCTGCATTATCTCTTTTAAATGTTGCCCCATTTGGTGTCATGCATACATCTTGTCCTTTCAGATGGTCTAGATTTAATTTTCTAGATAATAATTTATTTACAGATGTGCCTTCTGGATTCATACCTACTATTTTTTCTGGTGATATATTATATTGCATAATCAAATGAGGATATAGTGAGTTAATATCAAATGATACTATCCAGTCATGCATACCTGTCATAGGTTCTTTTACATATGCACCATCATATTTTGAATCTTTAACTTGTTCAGATTTTTCAGGAACTACAATATGTTCTTTTCTTAGATAATTATAAATTAAAACATCCCACACTCTTACTTGTGAGAATACATCATCATAGTTTACTTTGGCTTCATATGCCATTGTCAATATTAATTCAATAAGTTTTAGTTTGTCTTCTAGTCTATCAACAATTTCAACATCTTGTATGTTATAGTCTACGAATGATTGAAAGTCATTAGTGTACCACTCTCTAAAAGTTTCATAAGGCATTTCATCTTTACCAATACCCAATTCAACTTTACCAATATAATCTAGTTTGTAACTTTCTTGACTTACAGGAATAAATTTTTGATACAAGTCAATATAATCTAACATTGCAATACCCATAATACTGAATACAGTTTTAGGTCTGCCTCTTACAATCACTTCTTTCTTTTCAACTAATCCCCATGGCGATAGTTTACGAATAACTTTGTTATCTGTTAGTCTAGATATTCTACCTAGTAAATAAGGTATATCAAAAAACTTACAGTTCCAGCCTGTAATAATATCAGGATAGTTTTTCATCCAGAAAGACATAAATTCTTTTATTAATTCTTTTTCTGAATCACATTTTACATAAGTAACATCTTCTCTATCAGTTACAAAATCACCTGTACCCCATGTTAGAATTTGTTTGTTGGTTTGATTCTTAACTGTTAGACATAATAATTCTTCAATAGGATTATCTATATCTGGAAAACCATTTTCACAACTTGTTTCAATATCAATAGTAAAGATTTTAATTTTATCTTTTTGCCAATCTATATCATCTCTATATTCATTAGAAATATATTGATAAGCAAATCTCTCCATACCATAGATAGGAGAATTAGAATTATCATAAGTCTTTCTAAATTCTCTTGCCTTTGCAATACTTTGAAATACTGTTGGTTGTAAATATTGGCCTTGCAGATTTTTATGTTTAGATTCTTTATTTGTTAGAGTAAAAAATGTTGGACTGAAATCAACCTTTTCTTGAAATTCTTGTCCTTCTAATATTCCTCTAACAAATAACTTACCTTTATATTCTACAATATTTTTATAGAAATTCATTAAGTAATCAACTGCTTTTCAACTTGTACTATACCACCTGTATTTTGTGTATATGTATTTAATAGTTCCTTGTTTGGTGCAACAGTAGTAATTACATTCTCTTGTTTAAATGTAACTTCATCACAATCACCATATGGTATATAAGAATGAAATCCTAATGTTACTGGTTTGCCTGGTGCTTCTTGTTGTGGAATAATCACATAGGGTTTTTCTAAAACAACATGTGTTTCTTTACCATTTTCATCAAATAGTTCCTCTTTGATTTTTCCGATTATATCTTCGCCTGTTGTCAAACGAAACAGTTTCACATCTGCCATAATTTACCTCACTTGTTAATAATGTATTGTACTATAAAAATTCTTATTTGTCAATGGTGTACGGACTAGTAACTACGAATCTTCTACTCGGATTTACCATAACATTAAGTCTATTCATAAATTCTCTGTCTAATAATATTTTTTGTCTACCCTCTCTATTGTCTAAAGTAAAATCAACTTCTGTATATATTGTACCCATAAACTCAACATCTAAATTAATTAGATATCTTTCTTCATCATAATTTCTTAAACCACCAACACCAATTTCAACTTTTTTGATAATCTTTGATGTAATAGTTTTATCGTTTAATGTCCATGTTACATTACTTCCGTTTACTTTTATATTTTCTGCATGTATAACATTTGTACCACTATTGCCTGTATCAAACTTTGCAACTATATCACCAAAAGGTTTTACATTAACAACTTCTCTATAACCACATTCTGATGGTGTTTTAATTCTAGTTTTTTTATCTTCAAAATGTTGTATTAATCCTTTGATTAAATTTTCACCTGTTGCCTTTTCAATACCTTCTGTACCAGGTGATGAGTTTACTTCTATAATATAAGGTCTATCTTTAATTCTATTTTTAGCAGGTATGAAATCAACTGCTGTGTAATGACCATTAACTGCCTTTGAGGCTAATATACAGTCTTCTATTTCTTGTTCTGTCAATTTAAACATTTTAACTTTTCCACCTTGTGAAAAGTTTGACCTAAAATCTCCCTTTATAACATCACGCCTCATTGAAGCAAAAACTTTACCACCTAAAACTAATACTCTTACATCAAAGTCTGTCTTAATATATTCTTGAATTAACAATTCAGCGTCTTCTGATTCTTTATATATTAATTGTACAATACTATCTAAACCTCTTTCTGATTCTACAAATAAAACTCCAACACCTTTACTACCTCTAAGTGTTTTCATTATTATAGGATAATCTCTATCTAAACTTTTAACTGCCTTTTTAACAGCATCCTTATTAGGAATTAAAACTGTATGTGGTTGATTTAGACCATATTCTGCAAGTCTTAAATAACCCCTATATTTATCAGCACAGATTTGAATAGATTCTCTACTATTAATACAAGCAACACCTGCCTTTTCTAATTGTGATAATAAGTTTAACCAAGAATCTTTTCTTGTAATAGAACCTCTAACTATTGCAATAGTATTATGTCTATCTATTACAAAACCTTTGTCATCATCTATATTGTGAATAGTTTTTATATTGTCTTCATTTTTAATATATGCACCATCAATAAGAACAATATAGACAGCATGACCTAACTTAGGTCCTTCATCTTTAATTCTCTTAGCAGTATGATATAATTCAGCGTTTTCAGGTTCATCTGATAACACTAAAATTTTTAGTTTACTATCAGTTTGTTCTGTCAAAAATTCATTAAACTTCGGTATTTTCATCTTCTATTTTTTTACCTATGTTATATTTTGCAGATAATGTCCACTCATTCTTTTCTTTAAAAGGTAAAACCTTTATCTGACTTAATGGTGCTTTATTTTCTGATTGTTCTTTAATTACAATGTCAACTAAATTCCAGTCTTGCAACAATACAGATATTGTGTTTCTTCTTTGTATATCATTTTCTGATAATGTTGCTGTCTTGCCGTCTAATGCAAATAATTCTTTAAAGTGTACAATATAATATCTACCTTGTTTATGTAGTATATGACATGACTGATATAGTGTTTTGTCTTTACGACTTGCAACACCTATTCTTGTTAAAGTTTCTCTTACTTTAAGAAAGTCATCTGGTTGTTTGATTGTAACTTCGAGCATTTTGTCTGGAGTCCATTCTATCTCATCATTCATTTTCTTCTCCCACCTTTATCAACTGATAATTTGATTGATTCAATTTGCTCTTTGGATAGTATTGATAAGGCCTCTCTTGCCTTTTCGTTGCTGTAATCATAATATTCTTTGACATATTCTATATCTTTTAAAACATCTTGTTTTAGCCACTTACCACCAAATCGCTTCTTTTTTCTTATACTATTTATGAAAAAATTAAACTGAACATCCTTATCTAGAAAGTGGTACCCATTCATCTCGTTTGCCTGTGCAATACAATCATAGAACATAGACAAACACTTGTTAATAACAAAGGGTGGATATTTCCTTGCCCACTCTGTATCATCAGTATCTAATAACTTTTCTTTAGAAAAATTTATTGCATTTAAATAATCCTTTAACTCATACATATTTTTTTTCTAACTTATCTAAAGTTTCTCTTGTTTTTCTTATATAATTTTTATATTCGTTTGATAACCCTTTCAAAAACTGTTCCCTAGTTTGATTTTCATTAACCATTAAAGATTTTTTCATTTGAATTACACCTTTACCTTGACATTGTATGCTTAAACAATTCCATAATATATGTTCTACTTTAACATATCTATCACTTACAATTTCTATGTCTTTTTCTTTTTCTTTATAATCCACAAATATA